TTGTGACCTCGCCATTATTTGAAACCGTTGCGGTGTCGGTCATATAGACGGGAGCCGTGTAAGTCCCGTTGGCAACTCGAGTAAAGTCGGCAAAGTATTCGGCCCGAGCTCCCGAGACGTTGAAAGTCTTGGTCTGCGAATCAACCATCTTGACTGTGAATTGATTCGTGCTCGAGGTTTCGATTTGATAGACGCCATTCGGGTTCGTCGTATAATCCCCGAGGCCGACCAAAGTAATGTAATCACCGGCAGATCGGAGGTGCGGGTCGGTAGTGTTTACAGTTATTACCTGACCCGATTGAGAGGCCGAAGAAATTTCATAGGAATTGAGAGCGGGAGTGGCCGCCAAGGTAGTCTTTCGAGTGCGAAAGATGTACATTTTATTGAATCCTTGAACCATGTCACAAGGGCTGTCTACTGTTTCTCCTCCCCCCTCATACCGAGCTTTAAAAAGTGCCAAATCTTTTAAGCGAAGAATGACCGCAAGGTTGTTTGTGGCCGTAAAAACATAATCATCCGAATTGCTGTTTGGATCGGAAAAAACGGCAGAACCATAGACTTCGTTAACTTCGTCATCGGCTAGGGTGAAGTTTAATGTAGTAGTGATCGAATTACCCGTCTGTACGACCGAGGTATTGCCTACGCTTTCTGTCCTTGGCGGTAGATTCTCATCGGCACCTGGCCCCTTATATGAAACAGAAGATGCAGACCACGCTGTGGCTTCTGATGCATTTGTATCTGTTGACCAATATGCCGCCCCTCCTGACGTTCCAGGCTCGGTAGATGAAGAACTAGTGTTTGCTTGTATGCATTTGTAAAATACACCACTATGTACTACGTAAGAGCTTGAAATATAAGTAATCTGTTTAGTGTTAAAATTAACACTCGCAAGGGGGAAAGTTCCGTTTGGCGAATCGCTTGAAAAACCTAAATCGGCTACTGTGATATTGTCGCCAGGTATGAAAGATAGGCTCGGGGTTGCATTAAGTGTAATCGTAACGATGCCCGATTGACGAAGGGCCGAAGTTGCAACCCACGGCAAACGGATTGAGTCGGCTCCCGAAGTGATCGATCCGAATAGAGTTGAAAGCCCCTTTCTCGTTTGCCAAGTCCCGTCCTCGTTCATCCTCCCGTTTTTGGACAAAGCAACCTCGCCTGGCTGAAGTTGATTTGGACGAAGGCGGGCATTCATTCGGGTGAAGAACGTATCACCCTCGGTGACGAACTGATCATCGAGCTTTCCGAATGTTCGATATTTCGTCATTTCTTCCGAGCCTTGATTTCAGCCCAAATTTTAAACGCCATAAAAACGATCGTTAGCGAGCCAGCAACCACCCCGATATATTCGTGTAAATTTCCGCTAAAAGTTGCGGCTGTTCCCAACATCCCTAAAAGTGAGTCGCGATCAATCATTTAGAAGAGCCAATCGAGGAGGAGGATTGCGATTAAGATAATGCAGAACCAAGTAACCATTTTTCCCTGCTTCGTCATTTTATAATAAAGCGAAAGTAACGTCTTAAAGTTTTTCATTTGTTGGGAATGGAGGTTTCGTCATATGTTTTTCGGCGGCAGTTTTTGAGCAAGTTTCTGCTGTCTTACGGGCTACGAAAATTGGAATCGACAAGTAGGCGGCTAGGATACAAGCCGCTATAATTAAGATTTTTTTAATGTAGCTAGTGAATTCTTGGAAACCGCTTTTATGCTCCTCTAGGCTCTTTTCGAGCCCGAGTTGTACAAGTTTATCAACATCCCCATGTGTCAGTGCATCGATAGTTTCTTCTGCCTCGATGAGTGCGTCCTTATTCTTCAAGGCTTCGCCTGCCAATGCCCCTGCACCTGCTGAAAGGCCACCGACAACAGGTCCGCCTGCGACTGTCCCCGCCGCCCCGCCGGCGACTGCGCCTAAAGTCGGATAGGCACTTCTGAACGAGCAGGCTGAGAGGATTAAAATGACCAAAAGCAAAGCTATGTCGGCCGATAAAATTAAATGGGATCTTTTCATGCGGGTGGGAAATCAGGGTCGGACCATTCGTCTGTTGCGAGAATGGTAAGAATTTCCGAATGGTCGTATTGGGTTTTGCCTTCGAGAAAACTAGGAGTCGATCCCTCGAATTTTACAAAAGTTTTAGACCCGTCGAGTGAATGTCTTAAAGTTTGGGCCGAAGTTTCCTGTACTTGGCCGAAGTCGATTGAAGGAACGTCGGAAGATTCGATGATTACATAGTTTTTGCTCATTTTATTATGGTGTATTAGTTGAAAAGGTAGGTCCATTCGTTCCTGTTGCGTCCGAGCTACCTGCTGACCCTTGATTGACTATCGTTCCGATTGTTCCACCATTTTCAGGAGAGCCACCCGAAGAGTTAGTGTCTCCCGTGCCGTCTCCCATGCGCCACCAAATCTCGGGGCTAAGAGAGGAAAGGTCGGCGGCAACTCCGCTATTATAAATATCCGTTATGTTTGACGAAGTTAAAGCTGAGTCCCAAATCGCAATCTCATCGCATGACCCTTGATTTGGACCATTGCCGATTGAGTTTTCAAAAACTTTGAAAGCGGGCGAGGTGTCGGAATAACTAGAGCTAGAACTGTCAAATCCTTGCGAGCCTTGGCTGATGCTAACAGCACTGCCATTTCGGTACACAAATTGAGTCCCGCTCGCGCGACCCCAAACCAAATGGGTCCATGTATCGTTTCCTAAATCAACGCTGACATTGGCGATTGGATTGTCGTAAGCCCCCGATCCGTTCGATGCCCAAACACTTAGGTTTCCTGTCCCCGCTCCATTGGCAGAGTCGAAGTAAAGCCTCCAACCTACCTTACCTGAAGCACTGTAGTTATTAGCGAAAATCGCCCCGTCCCCGTTGTGGGTCGCTCCAGGATGTAGTTTCACCCATATCGAGGCGGTAAAGTCAGATGCCATTAGGCTCGTAGGGATTGAACAAGTCAGCATATCGTCAGTCCCGTCGAAAGCCCCTGACTTATTGGAAAACTGTGGTACGGAGTTAGAATAAAGTGGCCCGTTCGTTCCTGTCGCGTTGTTCCCGCCTGACCCTTGATCTACTATCGTACCGATTGTATCGCCGCTTGCTGGCGCTCCTCCGCCCGAATCAGTATCGCCTGTGCCATCTCCCATTCTCCAATAGCCTACGGGGCTTAAATTTAATCCGTTGGCTCCTAAGTCGTTTGGAAATCCGTTGTTGTAAATTGCGGTAATGTTAGACGCTGACAACGCAGAATCGAAAATAGAAAACTCGTCAAGCTTACCATTAAAGTGATTTGCCGTCACTCCAGGTGCAGGTCCACCAAGCCTCGGTGCAGGTGTTGACATACTGTAGTTTGCGTTGTCCGTGCCAGTCGCTACAGACGCACCGTTTAAATAAATCGTACCTGTAGTGCCGCTTCGGGTATAAGCAATGTGATACCATTGACCTGCCGTTGGTGTAGTATTGTAATTCACAGCAGACGATCCGTTCCATGCGTACAGACGAAACCCGTCTTGGGTCGCGAGATACAGCGTAGGAGCTATGTCGGTTCCACTTCCTCTAAAGTCGTACAGGGCGTAATAAAGATTTGGAGTTATTACTTCAGCTTTAAACCACAAACTTGTGGTAAAATTGCCTGTCCCGAAGCTGAAGTCAGATGAAGCTGATACCCCTAGATAATCATCCGTCCCATCGAGTGATCCGCTCAACAAATTCTCATAAGGCCCACCCCCTCCCGCAGGTTGGGAAAAACCGCTAAATGTCGGCAAAACCAAACTCATTAGCTTGCTGTATCTCCCGCCAAAACGAAAACATCTGCCGCCGTAGCAACTACCGAAGCAACCCCATGTTGCCCTGCAATCTTCGTATGCGTTTGGCGATTGTTGATCGTAGTCGAGGAGGCTGTGAAAGTAACTTGACCCGCACCCTTTTGAATGACCGAGCAGGTAAAGCCTGCGCCCAATCCCGAGGGTACGGTGACCGTCACGGCTGACCCGTTGTTGCAGGTAATTAATTTGCCTGCATCAGATGCTAAAAGAGTGTAAGCCGTACCCGTTTGATCGTTCAAGGTTGCGTCAAATCCGAGGATCGCATTTCCATCGAAATTGAAGTTTGCTAGGTTGCCAGCATCAATTGATACCGCACCCGTTAATGAGTTGACCGAGGAGACGGGGGCCGAAGATAAAAGATTGGTAACCGTCACTTTTTTCGTCGTACCGTTGGCCGATCCCGAAGTATCCGAGATGTCGGTGATTGGAATAATATCGTCATTGGCGGGAGTCCCCAATGAACTAAGTGCTGAAATTTTCTTATTTGCCATAATTTTTTTCCTTAATCAAACGCGAGTAGAGATCCATCTTCACAATTTAAATATGGGCCGCTTTCCATCCTCAAAACGCCATTAATGGGTGGGCCAACTGCCCCGTCCGCATCGGCGTCCCCGATGTGCAAGCCAAGTGATAAATAAGGCATTTTTCTTAAGCCTTATATAAGATGCAACTGCCTGAAGTCAGTTGGACACTCGTCGTCGGTAAATAGATAACTTGCCCTTGGCTAAAAACGATCGCATCGCTTATGAGATCCGCCGAATCATCCATCTTTCCTGTGATTGCGGCCAAGACCGAATCCTCGCAAAATTGGATTGCCGTGAAGCCGTCCGTTCCGTTGGTCCTTGCCACCGTGTCGTTGACATATACGCAACCATTGGCGCCCATGCTGTTTAATATGTTTACTCCGCTAAGTCCCATGATATTTATGTAGTTTGAAGAATTGAAATTCCGAGAGTGTAGCTCGGGTAAGTTTGAATTGTGATTTTGTTCATGCCCTCTAGACGCTCGACTCTGTCGATTTCCAAGGCCAAGGTTTCTTCGGCAACTTGCTCCTCGGCCAAGCTTTTTTCTAACATTCCATCTGCCTTGTACCAATCTGAGACGCAGGCTAAAACGAGGTATCTTTCGAGGAAGCGAGGGAGGGTTGTCGTACCCACTCCGTAGTCACTCGGAGGGACTTGATTGCCCACTACGAAAATTGAAGTTGCCGAGGATTCGGCAGGTAAAACGATGTACCCATTGACCAATCGATAATCGAGTTGGATTGCGGTGCGGTCGGTGTATGGGTTCTTGTTATAGACTCCGAAGATGTCCAAAACAGCAAGCGAGTCGCCTGCATTCCTGTTGTCAACTTGAACCGCTTTGTCTGCACTAAATGGCGATGTGATGGCGGCGACCGATAGCTCGACCACTGTCATCAACTCGGGCCACTTGGCTCTTGTCCAGGCTCCCTTGACTCGATCGTTTAAGCTGTTCTTAAAAGCCGTCTCCTCCGAATCCAAAAGTGAATCCACTCCGATGGCCGAGGTGAATCGAGATTTTAGTTCGTCGTAGGTGACCGTTCTCATCTAGCTTACGATGACCGTTTCAGGATTCGATTTGGCGAAGTCTTTTCGATATTCGGGATCGGACATTGAGCCGCTCCGCTCCATCTCATGTCGTAGAAAAGTTGTTGAGTCGATGGCTGAAACTAGGCGAAAATCGCCGGACCCTTTAACGTGCTCGGCGGCCTTCCTCGTAGCAATCGCACGGTTGCGATAGCCAGCTTTTTCGCGCTCGGCATCACGCTCGACTTTTTTGGAAAGATAATGGGCCATTTCCTCGCCCGACATTCCACCACTTCGTTTCCCGCCTTTGACTATTATATTAAGACTCATCTTTTAAAAAAGAAACGGGGAAGCCGATACCCCATGAACCGGCTTCCCCAAAACACAACCAATAAAACGCTAATAACAATAGCGAAAATTAAACGATACTGCCCAAGGCGCGGGGGTTGGACACACGCAGGGTAAACATACACTCTGAGAAGGCTCTTTTTCCAGCACCGTTGTCAGGCAGATCTTGAACGGTCATGCCTTCCAAAAACTTCAAGGAAACCGTGTCGTCGCCTGGGATCAGGTAACCTCGATCAGTATTGACCGTACCCTCAACCGTGTCGGTCCCTGATGCACTACCATTCACACGTCCTAAAAATAGGTCGGGTATGATATTAATCGTAGAATAGTCAGAGACATACGTTAACACACTTCTGACGAGGGTCTTCCCACTAACATCCTGGTCGAAACTAAAGTTTCCGTTGGCTGTCGTTGAACGGGTGTAATCGGTGATTTTGTTCATCACAGCGGGGCCACAGAAAAGGTTATAAGTACCTTTAGAACCTGCGGCGGTGTAAACGGCTTGAAGCAATCCACGGAAAGCGGATTCGGTCAAGCTGGCGAGAGATACTCGGGAACCACTGACAGCACGGAAACCCTGCTTGAGGGAAGTATCGAACGTATTTCCCGTCGCAGTCGGGTCCGAAAAAATCCCGAGCCCAGCTGAGAGCGCCCCTGCGGAGGAAGTCCCTGCGGACTGATCGTTGCCCGATCCAATTGCAGTCTCGAGGCTGTTTTTCAACTGTATGAGAGATTTCGCTTTACTCGCAGAAAAGAGTCCGCTTGGGGCCACATCAATCATCTCCGCTTGCCGTGAGACAGAGAAAATGTCGCGTACGGTTTGGACACGGTTTGACAGGCGAGCCCGAGTGTCGATAAGGTTTTGAGCGTCGGAGATCGTAAGATCGACCCCGTCGATTACTCCACCAATCTCAGGGCTAGCGAGTGAGTCGCATAACCACTCGTTTAGAGTCGCCTTTGGGGCGGCTGATTGGGAGAGGGTCGCAAACAACGGAGTTTCCGTTGGTTCGACTGTTTTAAGGACATTCTCGAGGTTTTCTCGAGCGCCTTTTAAATTTGTTACATTGTAACTAGTTGCAATAGCCATTTTATATATTCCTTTATTTTAAGTTTTGTAAATTTTAGTCCGCAAGAAATGCGGCAAGATCGTTTTCCGAGAGTCTTCCTCGCTCCAAGATTTTCGATTTTTCTACAGTTGACCGAGTGGCCGCCGTGCTGACGGGTGGCGAGGAATCTCCGATTTCACTAGGAGGTGGGGCTTTGACCTTTCTCTTCTTGGTCGGTGCCTTGCTCACCTTTGAATTTTCCGCTTGAATTGCTTCGACTCCTCTTGCGAGGGTGGCCGCTACAAAATCAGCGTTCGGGAGTGATCCTAGAACGTGCGAATATTGGTTTCTGATTTGCTCGAAAATTTCTTTTCGACCCTCAAAGCCTTCGCTCGATTCGATCCACGGATGAGTTGCGGAAGTGTCCTTCGCCCATTGGGCTTGGGACTGAAGATGTTGGGCTCGCTCGGGGATCTTCTCGGTTAGATAGTCTTCGGCTTGAGTCAGTATTCCTCGAATGTCATCATCCGAATATTCCTTTCCGTCTACCTCGACATAGTCTTTCCCGATATGCTGTAGGCTCCACCTCTTGGCCGCTAATGCTTCCTTCCTGAGTGTATCCAAGCCTTCAAAAGTATTGACCTCCTCAAGTGCTGGCTTTTGCGATTCAGTGGCGGATTGTGGATTGGCTTTTAAAGCGTCAATCTCGGCCTTCAGAGCGTCGGCATTTTCCTCTGCGGATTTCGCTCGAGCAGTTAGTTTATTAACTTGCTTGAGCAACTTGCCTACTGCTTTGGGTGGCTCGGCTTCGGCTTCTTCAGCTTCTCCCTCCTCCTCAACTTCTTCCTCCGATTCATCTTCCGATTCCTCTTCGGTTTCAAACTGTAAAAGAACGTCTGTCTTGTCGGATTCCGCATCTGCTTCGGGCTGAGTCTCGGACTCGGTCGAAGCTTCGGCTTCCTGTTGGGATTCCTCACTTTCCTCGACCTTCTCGACGAACGATGCCGTGAGTTGTTCAAGATTGGTGATTGGTCCCTGCGTTGATGTTTCTGCTTCCGTTGTTGTACCCGAAGCCTCGGTCGATTCTGTCTCTGCCATATTTTCCTGCGTTTGAAGAGTTCGCACTCTCTTGGATTTCTGCGGGCCTGATGGTCCGCCAATTCCAATTTTCGCAAGAGGTCGGGAAAATTACCCGTGGGCGTAAAAGGGGGACCAATTTTCCCGATACTTTTCGTATTTCGAGGAAGATCGATTGGTCGATGCAAACAGGCGAATCGTGACTGTCGGCTTTATGCTCGTTGGGATGATGTACCAACATCGGACAGGATCGATCCAACAGGCTAAAATATCAACCTCGTCACCTATTGGCTTTTTTACTCGAGAGCCTGTGCTCGCCATAATTTTATAGCTTTTGTCGGTCCCCATAGACGAAGTCCCCTTGACCTGGACTTTCAGAAGCCCTTTAGGGCAGTCCACTAAAAAATCCCAACTAACGGGATACGTGGGGCGATTTGGGACGAAATTTCTCCGCAGACTTTCAGCCTCGAACTCGGCCTCGTACAGTGCCCCGAGTTGATAGTTTTTGATTTTCATTCATCAACTTCAAAATCTGCCTCAAACTCAACGCTTTCCTCATCGAGCCATTCGTTTAAATCGTTGACTGCAATTTTAGCCAACTCAACATCCTCGATGTCAGACTCCTCAATCCATCGATTCAGCAAAGCCCTATGGGCTCGTTTGAACTGTTCATGTGGTGTCGGCTTCATCGGGATCTTTTAGGGCTTCAACGATGCGGACCAATCCACCGATCTCGCCCGCCAATCGAGCAAGCTTGCTTGGGTTGTCGATCAATTCGGGATCTTGGAAATCCGACAAACAAAAGTCCTTTTGGTCTTCTATAAATTTTCGGACTACTTCAAAATCATCTCGGCCTTTTAGGCTTAGTATTGCTTCGCTTAACGTCATTTTTTTCTTTTTACAGGGGTTCTTTTGGCATTAGCACTTCCAAGCTTTTCGAGACCAATAGTTGGCGCTCAATTTACTCGTCTTTCCTTTGATTCCCCCACTCCGCGCGCAATAGCTTTTCTTCCGAGCGGGGATGCTCTTTTTGATTGATAGGTTGGCATCGCCGAATCGAATCGTTTTCGTCTTCCCACCCTCGGATGCCAAGACGACGAATTTCTTCTTTCCGTGGCTAGGCTCGCCCGCACGGATGCGTCGAGGGCTATTTACTTTTCTTGGCTTTCCTGCCTTTGCCATAGCCCGCCTTTTTTACCATTTTTTTAGGTGCCGACTTGCGACCGCCCTTCATTCCACATTTTCCTTTCATAGTTTTTCCTTACGCCGCCATACTCGAGCCAGGTACGTTGCCGGGGGCTACGCCCAATTGGCCCGTCAGAGCATTGCGCTGTTGTTGCTGTTGAAATTCGAGTGCTTGAACATATTGATTAATACGGGCGGCAAATCCTTCGTCCTGTTGAAGCCGTTCTTGAACGTCCTGAGCGGGGATTTCTTCGGTCCCTTGGACGTATTGCTGAAGGACGCTCAGACGAAGTTGAGAATTTGCGTTTTGTGGTGCATTGACAACTTGACCTGATGCAATCTTTGCAATGTCGGCAGAGGTTTCTTTAACTTCTTTATCCGTTGCTTCCTGTTGAGGGGCAATTAATTGATTGGCAAGATTCGGATCGATTGCTTCGATTACCTTGCGAAGGTAAATGTCATATCGAGCCTGTCCGCTTCGATCATATTGCGACATTAGCTTGCCCACGGTGTCCAACTTCTCGAGCACTTTAGACTCGTCCGCATTCAGCGAGTTCCAAGATATATTAAAATCATAGAGCTCGCTTGTCTCGTCCATTATGAGGGTTGCACCCTGCTCGTTATTCGTAACCCGAAACCATACGCTTGGGCCTGCATAAGCCCTGTCCAAGCACCATACACGCTTGAGGATTTGCTTCCATCCCATCAGCCATCGATTTACCAAATTTTGTCGAACAGTGTTCGCTTCGACTGCATCCAAATCGGAAGTCGCTCGACCTGTGATTCGGCTGGCCAATTGCCTGAGTTGCATCTCGACTTCCATCGAGGCGGGGCTATAGGGGGGGATCTCGAAGAAACCCGACTCTCCTCGTCGCCTCACGGGTATCTGAGCCCCTGGACCAATCCGCTCGGGCTTCCGACCAGCAGTATATTCGACAGGTGGCATCGTACTCATCGAGGCGCGGTCGCGCCGCGCATCTTGCTCGGTCTTAACAGCCGATTCGTAGTCCTTTAAAAGTTCAGGGTATCCCCTCGAATCAAGCAGGCGATGGTTGAGGCTTTCCCGTGTAATACACACGAACGGATAACGCCCTTCATCGTATTGAATCGGCTTATGATAGGCCGCACCTTCCACCTCGTCGGCAAATACAGTTTGCGTGACAACAGGAACCTCGTCGGTTGGGTCGATCTCCTTGCGGTAGGCAACGATGACTCGGACCATACCGTCATAGTGTTCATCTCCATAGCCCGAGGCGGACCCGTAAGTCATCATGTTGCTCGAGTAGCTCTCGTCGGCATAACTCCCTTTCGAGTTCTCGAGCAATTCGTCAATCCATTTGGCATCCCAACCGTCATTCACCTTTTGCTTCAGCGCTTCGGGGCTGAAATAGTGAATGCAGTAAATCGCCCTAGCCGATTCTAAATCGATCACATTGCTGTCCACTACGATTTCTCTGCCCAACTCGTACGCTTTTACGCACGGCCTGTTTTCGACCACTTTTTCGGTCGGAATTTCGCTCACTCCCTCCTCTCGAAGTTCCCTGATTACTCGATTGATTCGACCCTTCTTTAGCTTTGGGTAGGCTTGTTTAAACATTTCGGCCACGGCATCCTTCATCTCGGGATCTTCGATCGCCATCGCCAATTCGGGCGACTGTTGAGCGATCTCTTCCAAGTTGATCGGGCGAAAAACCCGAGTGGTTTCACGCTTCCATGAAGTACCGAAGAAAGTCAGTCCATTTTGTAAAAGATAATTCGCACCGATGGCGGCCTCCCGTTGAAGTTCTTCCATCGAGCCCATTCGCCAGCGAAGAAACTCGCTCACAAGCTTGGCCGAAGCAACGTCGCCCGATTCAACGGGAGCCGCCACAAGGTTAGCTTGCGTCAACGATTGGCCGAGCAGGGCAACATCACCCTCGATCAAGCTA